TCGGTCTGCCAGGTAATCCTTCAGGTCGGAGTTCGTGCGCCGGTCCACGACGCGCTCGCCGCGGTCCAGAAGCCAGGTGCCTTCCTTCGGGATGTTGTCGATACCGTCGTGCGCCATGCCGGCCAGCGCCAGGCTTGAAACAGCGCCGACCATTGGGGACGTTGCTGCCAGCGCAGCAGCAGACGCCGCCGGAGCCATAGCTGGGCCAACGATAGGAATTGCCGCGGTAGACGCATAGGCGTTCAGAGCGGCCATTTGCTGAGAAGCCATCGCATTCGAGGTCAACGCGGTTGCAGCGGTGGCCTGAGTAGTTTTACCGACCAGCATCTGAACCGCCTGGTAGGCCAGCCACTGAGCCGCCATCTCGCCGAGCGCATTGACTGCGGAGCGGGCCAGCCCCTCAAACATCCCGCGCGCAGCATCTCCCAGCGACTCAGCGTCGAACACCATCGACTCGAAGGCATCACCGAAGCGACGACTGAAGTTCTCCAGCATATTGCCGGCCAGCTCGTCGAAGTTCGTCAGGTTGCTCTCTGCAGCAAGCAGGTACCGCTCCCAGAAGCTTCCGTTGATCTCCAGCAGCTGCTCGCTCACCTCCGTTTCCAGTCGGATCAGCGCCTCGTTGCGCTCTTCTGCCGTGAGTAGCGTTGCGTCCATGATGACCTGACGGCGCCGCTCGTAAGAGGCCTTAATCGCCTCCTCCTCAGTCATCAGCGCATCGATGATCGACACCGCGTCGCGGTTGGTCTGTTCCTCGGCTTCGTTGACCTTCCGAATTGCCTCAGCCTGCTTTTCGTAGGCTTCAACCGCCTGCAATGCGGTGCGTGCGCTGGCCAGCTGCGACTCAGACGCTCCGTCCATGGCGAGCTTATAAAGCGTCGCCTCGGTGGTGTTCATGCCAAGCATCTTGGCTTGCAGCTCGAGCGCTGAAACCTGCTGCTTCAGGTTCTTTTCCGAGGTCTTGCCGCGAGCGCGCTCTGCTTCTTCCAGCCGGTAGAGCTGCGTGGCCAGCTGCTCGGCCTCTTCCCGCTCTTCCTTGGTGGCTTCAGCGCCAAGCGACTGAATTGCCGCAAGGCGGGCGCGCGCCTCCCCTTGCAGCTTCGCCAGGTCCAGCTGCTCGCGCATGCGGGCGATTGCTTTCTGCCCTTCAGCGCTCGTCGTAGGCTCTTCCGGGTCGCTCAGCTCGGGCGCCTTGCTACGCTTGGCGATCTCGTCGTCTACGGCGCGAAGGCGCTTGCGGTACTTCTCCAGCGCCTCATCAGCAATCAGCGCCTTCTCTGCGGTGCGTTCCAGCTCCTCACGCCACTCTTGGGCCTTGGCGCTGCCCGGGTAGCGCTCGAGGTTGCCTTTCAGCGTCTCGACGCGGGCGTTCAGCGCAGTCAGCTCGCCGGCGGCGCCGCTGGACTCGGTTTCGATCTTGGTCAGCAGATCCGCGCGCAGAGCCCGAAGCGTTGCATCGCCGAGGTCGTTAACCGACTCGGTAAGCAGGTCGACCGGCTGCTTGGCGTCGCGGGCGTTGCTTGCGAAGGTGTAGAGCGCGCCCGCAGCAAGCAAGACCACGCCAGCCGGCCCGCCGAGCAAGGCCATGGCGCTACGCAGCCCGCCGGCAACGATGGTGCCGACACGCATTGCGCTGTTGAGCGCGTTCTGCGCTGCGGCCTGGTTCGCTGCCGCCTGAAGCGCCACGGCTTGTGCAGCCGACAGGTTGCGGGCGGCGATGGCGTGGGCATTGGTGCCCTTGGCGGCCTCGAACTCAGCCTTAGCCACCGCAAGCGCTGCCATGGCCGATTGGCGCTCAGCGGTAGCACGAGCAGCCGAAACAGCCAGCGCTTCGCGCTCTTTGGCGATGCGAATAACTGTTGCAGTGACCGCTTTGGCCCTGGGTGGCGGTGTAGGCAAGCATGGCCGTGACAAGACGCGCACCAACCGCAACAGCCAGATACTCGGCCGCAGTGCTGATGCCGTCGAGCGCACCCTTCATCGCTTCCGTGTCTTCGCTGAACGCGAGTACTGAGTCAGCGGCCGAGATGATGCTGTTGGTGACGCTCTGGATCGCCCCGCTCTGGTTCTCGAATGCGACGAGAATCGCGGTTGTTGCTGTCTTGGCGCGAACACCTGCATCGGTCAGGTTGCTCGCCATGTTGGCGGCGGCCTTGGCGTTCTCGTCCAGGGACTTGCGCAGACCTTCGGACAGATCACGCGCAGAGAGTTTCCCGGCGGCGCCCATTGCGCGGATCTCGGCGGCGGAACGACCTGTTGCCGCTGCGATGTCATTGATCACCGATGGCAGGGCACTGGTGATGGTTTCCCACTGATCGGCGGCCACCTTGCCGGTGTTCATCGACTTGGAAAAAGCGCTGATCGCAGTCTCAGCACGCTCGGCGCTGGTTGCGTTCTTTACGAACGCGAAAGACATGGAGTCGGTTACGTCGAGAGCCTGCTGAGTTGAGTATCCCATGCTCCGCAGGCTGTCAGCGGTGCGGATGTAGAGCTCTTGCGCCTCTTGCAGCGAACGGTAAGTGCCATTTGCGGTGGCCAGCAGACGGCGCTGCACAAGCTCGAACTCGGCCTGGCTGCTCGTGGCCATTTGCACGCGCTCGGCCATTTCCTGATAGGTCTGGACCAAGCCGGCAGCGGAACGGAGCGCAGACACCGAAACGGCAGCGGCAAGCGTTGTGCCAAGCGCAGCGACAGCGGTTTTCAGTTGGCCAGCGGCTACAGTGTTGCGTCGAGTTTGCCGCTCAAGCTGGCTGAACCCGCCTTCAGCCTTGCGGGACGCAGCCTCTACGCGATCAAGGTCGCTGGCAGCCTTCAGGCCGCTTGTGCTGTCCACGCTCAGGACAAGGCGGGCGTATTCGGTCATGCTTTTCTCCGGGCATGAAAAAGCCCGCACTAGGCGGGCTTCGTGAGGTCATTTACTGCTGCTTTGGTGGCGAGGCCTGCTGCATGACTTTGTAAGAGGCCTCAATTGTTTTCTGACTGGCCTCCATCATATCGGCTGTCAGCGTCTGGTTCCCCCATCGCGCAACCTTCCCGTTCTCAAAGGTCACGACCAATCGATCCTGGGCGAGCTGCTCGTTATCTACCGGGGTGAAGCCCATCACGACCGGGTTCCAGTAGATCCAACGCTCGCGATCTTCGTTCACATCAGTTCTTCGGGGGAGGCCCATGGTCGCCTGTACGTCAGCTTTTGACATTCCCAGCGACAAGTTCATGGACTGCCGGTTGTAATCGATACGATTGTTGGCGCAGCCTGCGATGATGAGCAGCGCGGCAACGATGAGAATCTTGCGCATGGTTCCCCTCCCTGTTTGAAAGGGCCAGATTATCACCGATTCTCGGCCATCGCCTTCAGTGCAGCGCGCTCCATGATCTGGATCGCCTCCAGGTGGTCGCGTTGCTGCTTGCGCTTGACGCGGTTCATTCGAAACAGCGACTCAAGGGCCGAGTAGTCAAGCCCTGTCGGCCCATTCATACCCATGCGCCACTGGGTCTGCATCGAAAGGAAGATGTCGAACACCTGCCAGTTCTCTGGCCAGATTCCGAACCGCTCTTCCGGGAAGTCTTCGGGGCGAAGGCCGAAGCGGGCCATCTCTTCGGGGTCGGCGTCCTTCCTGAAAAGCCGCTCGACCGCCCCCTCTAGTTTCCCCGGCGGCCGTCCACCAGGGCGGTGATGTACGCGGAGAAGATGGCTTTCGGGGCCATGACGTAGTTTTTGCACAGCAGCTCAATGCTGGCAGCGCAGAATTCTTCTTCGAGATCCCAGCCGGCGAGCATTTCACCTAGCAGGTCTGGGTCGCTGATCTTCTTGTTCTTGATCAGCGCGTCGAGGCTGTCCTTGTCGCGGTGCTTGAACTCGAATACCGGCTTTGCGACCTGGCCGTCAGGCAGCGGAATTTCTACCGGCGCCTTGAAGGTAGGATTCGGGGTCAGGGTGAATTTCACGCTCATGTTTCATTCCTGTCAGGAAAGAGAAGGCCCGCCGAGTGACGGGCCGGCCTGCTTAGGCGGCGTAGCGCATGGGCTCGGAAGTGAGCGACACGGTGCTCTGCAGGCCCATCAGCTCGTTCTTGGTGAGCGTCGGGGTCTTGTTGAGGGTCACGTAGCCGTTGTAGAAGATCGCGGAGCCGGACGGCAGCACGACCGAGACGGCGCGCGGAATGCGGTCGTCGTTGGCGTCGGACAGGATGCTGTACCAGGGCAGTTCAGCATCGTCGCCGATGGTCATGGCGAAGCTGGACGCGCTCTTGACGGTCGGGATCTGGTGCTCGACATCCTCCTCGAGGAACGAGTAGGTGACGAACTGCTGCTCGCCGCCGGAAGTGGTGAACTCCAGAACCTGGGTGATCTGCTGCCAAGTGCTGATCTTGCGCACGGAGCCAGCACCGCCGCCGGCCGGGTAGAGATTGGTCGAAGTGGTGTTGATGCCTTCCAGCTCGAAGGTGTCGACTGTCACGTTGGCGACGCGAGCGACGCGGCTGTTCAGGCGCGACCAGCCGGAGGTGACTTCGACAATGTCGCCATTGGCCAGGCCGTGGCCTACAGCAGACGCAACGGCTGGATTGGCGTTGGATACAGCGGTGACGGTGATTGGCGCGGCATACGCGGAAGCGATGGACACTACGGCGCCGTTGGGGAGCGAAACAGCCATGTGGTTTTTCCTCTGGGTATAAAAAAACCGCCTTTCGGCGGCTCTGGATTGCCCAACGGGCGGTTAAATCGTGTCGGCCCGGTAGGCGAAACTCACCGGAATCATGAAATGGTTGTCGCCAGTGATTGGCGGGCCTTCACTGCATGGGCTCGTGATCTGCATGGCGAAGCTGCCAGATACGAGGCGATCGTTCAGCGGGAACAGCTCGGCGAGGTCAGCGGCCAGCGTTTCCGCATCTGTCGGCCCCTTGCCTTTTGGCACAAACACGCTGATCTGGCACACGCCGCTGTACTCGCGGTGCGCTCCGGCCAGGTCGGCGCTGTCGGTCGGCGCTTTCAGCAGGTTGAACCGAAGGTACTGACCATCTGGCGGGGTAAATGCAACGTTTTCCCACGCGACCGGCAGCGAGCGAGCAGCAGCAAAGGCGTTCAACCTGCCTTGGAGCAGAGAGCGAATCAGCTTTTGAGACATTGGTCACACCTTGTTCTTGGCAACTGCCACGGCGACCATCTTCTGCACCCTGGCGAAGTTGATCCGGACCATCCCGGCGGGGGCTTGCTTGCTGCTCCCGAATTCGAGCGAGTAAATGTAGGGAAGGTTATTTGTCAAAAACACCTCTTGACCTGCGCCCTCTGGCGTTTTCGCTTGAACCTCTGTCAGTGCCTGAGCGCCGCTCTTGTCGTCACGATCGATCTCGTTTGGCGTTGGCTGGCCTACCGATGTCTGCCAGTTACCGCGGGCACGACCGACATCGACCGGAGTCGATCGGATCACGCTGGAGAACAACTCAAGCGCTGCAGTACGGGCGATTTTGTCGTGCGCCTCCGCGGTTTTGACCGCAAACCGCCGAACATCATCAGAGAACGACATCGTTACGCCCTCAGCTGAATTATCCAAGTTGCTCCGGCGGGGTCTTTTCCAAGCTGAATGACGCGCTTGCCTGAGATCATGTCTCCGACCTTTGGGGCGGCCCTTGCGTCAGTCGTAATTCCCGCCTCAGTTACCAGCACCTCAGCCTGCAGGACCGTAAGGCGCTCGTCTGTCGCGAGAATCGAAGATCCATCGATCTCATCATTCGAGTAGCTGCCAAATACCCCGCGACCGGCGTAGGTTGTCGCTGAATTCGTCATTTCCCCGGTGACCGGGTCGTAGCCTTCATCGCCCTGCCGCGTGCCCGTGAATGCTGCTACCGCATCAGCAAG